AGCAGCGCTCCGCAACCGTCCGCCGTCGTCAGCAGCGCTCCGCAACCGTCCGCCGTCGTCAGCAGCGCTCCGCAGAAGGCCGCAGCTGCCAGCAAGACTGACCGGGTGCTGGATGCGCTTCAGGCCGCCCGCGCTAAGGGTGAGACCCCGACCGCCGCGTCGCTGGCTGAGCAGTGTGACGTCTCGCCCACCCTCGCCCGGAACGTCGTGCGGGCTGCATCGAACGGGAAGGCAGCATGAGCACCCACGACCCGTCCATGATCATTGCCTTCGCGCACGGGCACCCGCAGCTGGCGCTCACCGGGCTCGCCATTGCTGCTGTCGGCGTGTTTGTGTGGGTGCTTGAGGAGAAGGCCAAGCGAGAGCACGTCACCGCCCGGGATCTGCTGAGTGCTGCTGCCGCATTTCCTGCTGCTGCTGTTGCTGCCGGGCTGCTGTTCGCGCCAGCACTGATGTACAGGGTTGTGTGGATTGCTGCTGCTGTGCTGGCCGCGGTGAGTGTGCTGCTGCTGGTGCTGACCGTCCGGCGCAGGCGGAGCAGCAGGGTGCACTACCGGCCGCTGCACGATGCTGTCGGTGCTGCTGCCGGGCACGACGGCGACTCCCCCCGGAAGTACCTGAAGGTGAGCCGGGACCTGTCCCAGACGACGGTGCGGATGACCCCCGCCGCCGCGGCCGACGCCAGCAGGGTGAAGCGTCTCGTCCATGCGGTGCCGCAGGTGCTCCAGCTGGGTGAGCACGTTGTGGTGCAGGAGCTGCACGGGAACCACCCGCGCCTGGTGTTTCGGGCGTGCGGGCCGAAAGAGTCCCTGCCGGTACTGCCCATCCGGGACATGATCCCGCGGCTGGCCCGGGTGGCGGGGCCGAAGCAGATCGCGCTGGGTGTTGAGGCGGAGGCCGGGCTGATCGAGGTGGACTTCGCCCGCGTGGTGCACATGCTGATCAGCGCGATGACCGGCTCCGGGAAGTCGAACCTGACCACCTTCATCCTGATGCAGTTCCTGTTCAAGGGCGCGGTCGGCGTTGTGATCGACCCGACCGGGATGAGCTACCCGTGGGCGAAAGACCTGCCGAACGTGTTCTACGCCCGCGACGACGGTGATGTCCGCCGGGCCTGCCACTGGCTCGATGGGGAGCTGAAGCGCCGGGATGCGTTCGTGCGCGACCACAGCGACCTGTCCGGGTTCGTGGAAGGCGGGTTCGGGACGGACCTGATCGTCGTGGCGGATGAGAAGAACCTGATGGAGCGGCGGCTGAATCAGACGTGGGCCCTGAACGGGGGCAAGGGGTGCGATCCGGCGCTGCTTATCCTCAACGACGTGCACTACGCGGGCCGGAAGGTCGGCATTCACGCGCTGGTCCCGATGGTGCGCGGGGACGCGAAAGCTGCGGGCGGCGGAACCGTGCGAGGGCAGGCGGGGCTGGTGGCGTTCGGGGCGAACCCGAAGCAGGCCGAGTGGGACATGTTTTTCCGTGGTGATCCGAAGCCGGAGTGCCGGGAAATCCCCGTGCCGGCCGGGCGGATGCAGGTGTGCTTCGGCGGTGCGGTGCACGAGATCCAGGTGCCGCACTGCCTGGAGGTTCCGAAGACCGGGGCCGAACGGATTGCGGCGCTGGAGATGGCCACGACGGTGCGGGATTACGCGCTCTCCGGAACGGTGACTCCAGCGCCCGCTGAGCTTCTGGATGGTGAGGAGGAGTACGTCCAGTTCGGTGCTGAGCTGGAAGAACGCGACGAACCTACTCCTCATACTCAGGTTTCTCTGTCCGACGTGATCGCGGAGGAACTAACGGGCCTGGACTTGAGGCAGCTCCAGAACGTCGCCGCCCGCGGCAAGTTCCCCGAGGTCGCCGGTAAGCGGGGCCGGGCCTACCTCTACGACCGCGAGCAGATTATCGCCTGGGAGCGCGAACGGACTGGCCAGCCTGAGCAGGCAGCCGGGGCCGGGCAGGTAGCCGACGTCATCCCGATCAACCGGAAGAGGGAAAACGCATGATCCGCCGCCTTGCCGTGCTGATCGTAGCGGTCGTGCTCACGGTGCTGGCCACCAGCGGGATGGCGTTCGCGTCCACAGGCCACGCCACACGGCCCCACGTGGCCGCGGTCACCCCGATCACCTCCTGCAACCAGCTCGGGTTCCTGGGCCCGGACGCTCAGGCCGCCTGCAACCTGGGACCACCGTCGAACAGCGCGATCAGCGGCATTCTGCACGACCTCAACCCGGCCAACCTCATCAACGGCGCCAACAACACCTGCCAGCCGGGGGTGCCGATGCCGGAGTCCGCATCCGATTCCACCCTGCTCGCGCCCGCCCCGGTCCCGGCGGCTAACCGTACGCTCTGGTCGAGCTACGGCACCAGCGGCTTGTTCTGGGCGCCTTATAACCTTCAGTGCTCCGAGTGGGAAAACCTTCTCGGCAACGCCTGGGCGAATGGGATGTTCACCTCCGCGAAGGTGCTCACCTCGGTCACCCTCACCGTCGTGCATGCCGCGACCACACCGGGGCTGCTGAACGGTATCCAGACGAAGATCGATGCGGCCATCGTCGCGGTCGGCCACAGTGCTGAGCAGTGGATGGTGGTCCTGATCATCCTGGGCGCCGGGTATATGGCCTGGGCGCTGGTCCGGCACCGGGCCCGTGAGGTACTCACCTCCGCGATGCACATGGTCATCTTCGCGGTGCCGCTGCTGCTGCTGGTCGCCATGCCACAGCTCTGGACTAGTATCCCCGCCAAGGTGGTCAGCGCCGCCACCCAGACGACCAGCGACATTTTCTCCACCATGCCCGCCGTCGGCAGCGCGAACGCCTGTGTGGCGACCAGCCCAGGTGACCCGCAGTCGGCCGGTGAGAAGCTGACCGTCAACGACCACGGTGCCGACGCGCTGTGGGGGTTCATGGCGTGCCGTCCGTGGCTGGCCGGGGAGTTCTCCGACCCGTCGCTTCAGGTCAAGTACGGCCGGGCGCTGCTGTGGTCCCAGTCGTTCGCAGTGGGCGAGCCGCAGACCACCGCCACCGCCAGCCTGAAGGCGCAGCTGTACGGCGGGATCGACAACGAGATCAACAAGAACAGCCCCGGCTCGGTGGGCCTGTTCGAGGGTAACCAGTATCAGGACCGGATGGCGGCAGCCGGGCTGGCCACCCTGATGGACCTGGTGCTGGCGATCGTGTTCATCGGCCTGGCGTGCATGCTGCTGTTCGCGCAGATCGGGTTCTATCTGCTGCTGGTCGCCGCCCCGGTGATCCTGCTAGTCGGCATGTACCCCGGCGAGGCCGGCCGCCGGTTCTGCTTCAAGTGGTATGAGCGGATGCTGGGGCTGCTGGCGAAAATGGCGATCGGCACCGTGCTGCTCACCGGAATGCTGTGGGTGTTCGCGCTGCTGACCGGGCTGTCGTCGTCCTGGGTGATTCAGGGCATTCTGATCACTCTGGCCGGTGCGGCGCTGCTGGTGAAGCGGAAGAAAGTCGTCTCCGGTGCTGTCTCCGTCAAGGGCAGCATGGCCGCGAAGCTCACCGGAACAGCACCAGCACAGTCCAGCAGCACTGCCCCCCGGCGTGCTGAAGCCGGAGTGCTGGGTGCTGCTGCTGGCTACGAGGCCGCCCGCCACCACGCGGCCCGGCCGCCAGAGCAGAGCACCTTCCACAAGACGGTCAAGACTGGCCAGCACGTCGCAGCCGCCTACAGCACGGGGGGCCTGGCCGCTGCTGGTACCGCCGTCACCGGACTCGCGCACGGTCAGGTGCAGCGCCGCCGCGACGCCAAGCAGGCCGAGGCTGGCCAGCGTACCGCCGACGCAGCCGCGAAGGCACAGAACTGGCGGGAGAACCTGCCCGGCAAGGTGCACAGCAAGGCCGCCACTGAGCAGCTGCACGGCAACTTCCCGGCGCACAAGGCCGCACCGCCTGAGCAGCACCGCGACACGGTTGTCCACACCAGCTACCAGACCAGCCCGGCACAGCGGCCCGAAGTCCAGGACGTGCGGGAAGAGAAGTCGGCTTAATGAAAACGGTCGTCGCTATCGCGGCAGTGCTGGCGGCAGTGTTCCTGCTGCCGATGGTGGCGGTCATGTTCACCGGGGCGCCGCCGCCGTTTGCCCGCGGCGGTAACGGCTGCCAGCCATCCACGAGCACCACCACCTCGGTGACCGGCGCGACCACCCAGGGCAGCGGCGCCCTGCCCGCCAACTGGGCTGCGATCACCAGCTTCCTGACCTCCCACAGCTACAGCAAGAACGCCGCGGCTGGGATCGCCGGGAACGTGCAGGCTGAGTCCGGCGGGAACCCGGAGGAGCTTCAGATCGGCGGTGGGGGCGGTACCGGGATCATCCAGTGGACTCCGGCCAGTTCCGCCGCCCCGCTCCAGCCGATCATCACCGGGAACGTCAGCGCTGACCTGGCCACCCAGCTGACCGACCTGCTCACCTACAACAGCGCTAAGCAGGCTAGCGGTCTGGCCAGTATCGCCGCGCTTAACGCGGAGCCGACCGCCGCGGTGGCCGCTGCCTACTACGAATCAGCGTTCGAGCACCCGGCCAGCCTGGCTGACGCGCCGCTCCGGTCCGCGAATGCGAACGCTGTGCTGACGGCCATGACCAAAGGCGGCGGGAACGGCGGGGTGACCACAGCGAGCGTCGTCACCAAGTGCACCGGGACGAAGACCACCACGACCGGCGACGTCGCCCCGCTGGCCACCGGCAAGGCCGCCGTCGCTATCGCCTACGCGAAGCAGCAGCTCGGTAAGCCGTACGTGTGGGGCGGCACCGGGCCGGACGGGTTCGACTGCTCGGGCCTGGTGATGGAAGCGTGGCAGGCAGCGGGCGTGAACATCCCCCGGACGTCGGAGGCGCAGTACGCCGCGCTCCCGCACATCACCGCAGCTCAGGCTCAGCCGGGCGACCTTATCTTCTACGCGGGCTCCGACGGCACCATGACCGCCCCGGGCCACGTGGTGATGTACCTGGGCGGCGGCCTCGTCATCCAGGCGTACACGACCGGCACCCCAATCGAGATCAGCACGCTGGCCTTCATGGGACCCAGCCAGCTCGTCGGATACGCGAGGCCCTGATGTATGTACTGGTTCTGACCGGCCCGGACTGCGAGGAGTACCCCGGGCACGAGTGCGTTATAGACGTCATAGAGGTGGAAAGCCGCGCGCAGGCGAAGGAAGCCGCCGGGAAGCTCAGGCAGGAAGGTCTGTGCGCGCACTTCGGGGCCACCCGTCCGCTGACCGACTACGTGGAGGAAGACCCGTTCTGATGTATGAGCTGGCCTTCTTCGTCATCGTCGCCGCGGTGATGCTGGCCCGGACTGGCGTGCTGGTGCCACCGCGATGGCGGGCCCGGTACCGGCACTGGGAGAGGCGGCCATTCTTCTGGGCCAGGGCGGGCCGTCAGTACGCCAGGTCGGCGCGGATCAGCGAGCGGCAGCGGAAGATCGTGCAGGCGGCCGACCGGCACCGCTGCATCATGCGGGACGGGTCATGCGCGGGTTCGCTTCAGGTGGACCACGGAAGACCCTGGTCATGTGGCGGGCGAACGTGGGTGTTCAACCTGTTCCTGCTCTGCCGGTACCACAACGTGACGATCAAGAGCAACTACTGGCCTGGAAGCTATTACCGCGGCAGCAACATCGTCCTGGCCGCGGCCATACTCCGGCGGGAGCAGCATGCGCGGTGGAACCCGTTCCGGTGGCTGCGGGCGGGCCTTACCTCGACGGTGCGTTAGATCGGGTACAGCGATCCCGCGAGCGTCTGGCATAGGTTGGCCGCGTTAGCCGTGTCCCACGTCGCTGTGATCACGATGCTCCACGGCTGGGTACTGTCGAACGGCGCCGGGTGGTTGCCGTAGGTCGGGTTGCCGTGCAGGGTGGGCGTGCCGTTGCCGTTGATGGTCTGGATGGTCTCGTCCCAGATCGTGTGGCCTTGCAGCTGGCAGGCGGAACCTCCTGCGGTGACGTACATGGAGCCGTCAAGCGCCCAGATCATGTCTCCCTGGCTGGGCCGGCACGTCCACGGCCCCATGGTGAGCCCGATGACGGAGCCCGCCACGCTGTTGATCCGCAGGTTGAAGGTGAGCGCGGGAGTACCGGTGTCGTTGGCGTTGCCGAGGATGTGGAAGGCGTAGCCGTTGCCCGCCACCGCGTTGCTGGCCGGGATGGTGAAGCTGCCGATGACCGTCTCGGCGGCCGAGCTGGACACTGACCCGAGAGTCAGCGGGCTGAGCGTCACCGGCAGGGAGTTGGCCACCGCAGCCGTGATCCGCTGGCCGGCCTGAATAGGTGCCAGTCCCATGAGAGTGCCCTCCTACATTCCGAAGATAGCCGGATTGGCCAGGTTGACCGCGGCCCCGGCGTCGTGTGCTTTAACGATCCCATTCACGGACCTGACGACGGTGAACGTCTGCTGGACGGGCGACGCGATGCTCGGCTGGGCGAAAGACAGCACCACGAACCCGGTCTCAAACGTGCCGGCCTGCGCCGAGGTAATCGTCGGGTTGCTGGTGGGCCCCAGGTATTCAGACAGCCCGATGCAGCTGGACTGCGTGCCGCCAGGTGCCCCCTGTGCGTTAGACCCGATCGGCGGGATGATCGTGGTCCAGCCCGGCGGGAGGTTCTCCGAGTGCTGACCCGACGTGATGCCGGTGGCACCGTCGTCCAGTGCTCCCGCGAACAGCAGAACCGGCTGTGTGCTGGTCACGTTTGCCGGAAAGGCCGGTGTGCAGGTGTTAACGGGGGGACCGATCTGAGCAAATGAGCTGGCGGAGATCGTCGCGGGTGGGTATGCGGCTACGACGACTTCGGCCATGCACGCGGCGCTGAACGGCACCGTGTAGGTGGACTCGTAGGTGGTGGCGACCTTGTAGAAGACGCCGAACGCGCTGCCGCCTGGAGACAGCGCGGTCCAGCCGGCCGGAGCTGTGGGGACAACGGCGTAAGGGTTGGCCACCCCGCCGAACGCGCACATGAACAGCAGGCCGCCGCTAATGAACATGGGCGGGGGCGTGACGGAAACCGTTGCCGCGGGATTGCCGGACGGCGTGACCCCGAAGCTGTAGGACAGGCCGCTAGTCATAGTTCGCCCAGGTCATAGTGAAAGCGCCGCCGGAGTACGTGCCGGGTGTCTGGTCGGTGTGGGTGTTTACCGTGGTGATGTAAGTCAGGTCTGCTGTGACGAGCGCCGGCACCGTGGCGATATTGCTGAAGGTGAGCGTTCCGTAGTCGGGCAGCCCTGTACCGCCCCCGGCGGCCTTTTCGTTTTCTATGATCACTTCTGCGGTGTTGTACGGCCAGTTCCACTGCCCCAGGGCGCTGTTTACCGACTGGGTTGGTGTGGAACTGGCGTACGACCAGCCCTGGGTGGCGTTTACCTGCGTGGCGACCCAGTAATCGCCGACGACGGCCAGTGTGAGCGTGAGGGCGTCGCCAGCGCTGGAGTAGTAGGCGGACGGGTCCCAGAACTGGCTGGTGACGCCGCCTCCCAGGAACCACGTCCAGTGCGGTGAGGTGACGATATCGCCGGGATACCCGGTGTAATAGGCCGCGTAGATGCCGGTCTGCATGACGTTGCCGATGCCGACCCAGATGGACGCGAGCGCCCCGGTGCTGCCCGACAGCGACGGCACCGTGAATGACGCGGTGACCGACGTGACTGGCCCGCTGGTCGCGTTATAGACGATGCCGCCCCAGCCCGGCTGGTTCTGAGTTCCGGGCGTGGGGGGCACTTCATCCCGCCATCCACGTCGCTTGTGCATAGTCGTGTCCACGATTAGTCCTACGGTATCTGGGCGATCCAGACGCCCGCATAGGCGCCGGACGTGGCATCGGATTCGGACAGGGCGTACCAGGTCAGGCCGCTCGAATCAGCCAGGCTCATCACTATCTGGCCGGCCGGCAGGTAATTCGAGTTACAGCAGACGGTGGCGACCAGAAGCGTGCCGGAGGGCGGCTTAACCGGGAAGTAGGCCGTCTGCTGGACCGCGCCGCCCGGGTACGCCGAGGCCAGCGAAGCGACGGCGGTGGTGACGGCCTCAACCACGATGTTCCCGGCGGTGGCCAGTACCTCGCCCAGCGCGATATTAACTCGCGTATTAGAGGGGGCGGTACCGCCGTAATAGGTCGCTACTCCTGTAAATGGCGAGGAGGCCGAATTGAACGTGCCGTAGCCAGCTCCGTTGATCGTGTCGTTCACGTTCTGGCTGAATACGGTGTTGCTGTTTGGCGTGTAAGTGGTTCCCGGAATCCAGTCCATCAGTGCGCCGCTTATCCGGGACCCGGAGCTGTTCGGGGTGATGCCGAGGTGCGGTACCGACGACGAACCGGCCGAGTAGGAGGCGTTGTGGGCACCGAGAGCGATGACGTTGGCTGCTGGCGCAGCGCCGGAAAGCGCCTCTACCGTCAGCGCCATCCCGATGGTGGGCGCGCCTGCGTAGTTGGTGCTGCCGGTGATGCCCGCCACCCCGCCGCTGGCCGTGGCGGTTATGGCGAGGGTGCTCACCGCCGTCGCCGTCACTACCCCGGTGCCGCCCACCGCCGCCGAGATGGAGGTGACCGTCATCTGCTCCCCGTCGGCAACGATGTCGAACGGGAACTCCGCGGCTGAGGTAGTCCACGTGGGGGCCGTGGGCACGGTGGGGCTTACCGCGAAGGACGTCATGGCCGTGTCGATGGCGGTGAGCAGGCCCGAGCCGTCCGTGTCCGCCCGGGAATACGTCGGGTCTTCGAACACAGCGGTCTGATACGGGCGCCCCGGTACGCAGTTGAAGCTGATCGTGTAAACGAATGTGTTCAGGCTGATGGTGAAGCCGAGCGCGAGCTGATTGATGGCGCCGGGCGGCAGGAAGGCGGGCGGGTTGCTGATCTGGATCAGGTCTCCTGGGCCCACCTGCTGGACCTGGGAGAAGATCTCCGCCACCTCAGACCGGCTCAGGTCCACGTTGAGGACCGGGTAGCGCAGGCCGTCCTGGGTGCCCAGCCACAGCAGCCACGCCGCCGTGTCGTTGAGCCGTTCCCCATCGAACGCGCTGTAGACCGTCTCCGACACCGGGTAGTCCCCCACCCCGTTTGGCGGCAGGTTGACCGACATGTTCCCGGAGGCCAGTTCCAGGTGCGCGGAGCTGCCGCCGTTCCTGGTCACGGTGACGTCGTTCTTGGTGTGCTGGTCGTCGTCGGTCGGCTGAAGCGGCGTGGCCAGGGCGGCTGAGGCGTAGTTGAGCACCGCGGCGGCCTGCTGGTTACTCAGGTCCACCCTGGTCCGGTAGCCGAGACCGAAGTTGCCGGTGGGCTCGTACATGATGCCCATGTCCACCGCGACGCACTGCTGGAGCAGCGTGAGCAGCGTGACCCCGGCGACCTGGGCGCCCATCTGCTCGGTGTCGGTGTCCGTGCCCATCAGCTCGGCGTAGACGCCCTCCTCACCGCACAGCCGGAGGAACCGGTCCGCGGCCAGCTCCCCGGCGTACGCCGCCAGCACCGGGATCAGGTCGTAGATGTTGGTGTAGGCGTACTGGACGGCGATGTGCCCGATCGCGGTGTCGTTGATGGGCGCGTTGCCGCTGGCGTTGGTGATGATCTCGGTGATCTGGCCGACGATCCCAGACGAGTAAACCCCGGATATACCCGGCAGCTCGGTTCCGTCGAGGTTAATGGCGTTGAGCCCCCACGCGATGCTGTTGCCGGGGTACTGCTGAAGCTCCATGCTGACCAGGATCGGCTGCCCGTTCACGTGCCAGCTGGCCAGCCCGGTGGTGAACAGCTGAACGCCCTGGGTCCAGCCGCTCATGGTCAGGTCGCCGCCAGTGGTGTAGAACAGGTCGAGGTTGCCCACCTTGCCGCTGGTGTAGACCCGCATAATCACCGAGTCGGTCGGCATTTCCGTGCTGGGCACCGACAGCAGGAACCGGACGATGTTGGCCGCAGCCGACCCGTCAGCCGACTTGTACGAGACGGTTATTCTGCCCGCGCCGCCCGCACCGCCGGACGCACCCGATCCACCGCCCCCGCCCCCGCCGGGAGAGCTGCCCGCCGTCCCCGCGTACCCGACCGGGTTGACGACCGGCGGCGGTGCGACGGTAATAACCCCGGTCAGGGATAGCGCCTCGAACTGTGCGACGGTGGCCGCCACGGAGGTGGGGTCTTCCAGCCCCGGATAACTGCCCTGGAACGCGGAGAAGTCCACCGGGCTGGCGCCGCCGAAGCTGTTGCTGTCGGAATACTGCCAGACCGTCGGGGTCATCCCGCCGTACGGCTGCCACCCGGCTCCGGTGGTCGCGTCGGTGTAGGTGGTGAAGTTGCTGCTCCACAGCAGCATGCCGCGGCCGATCAGGCTGGTGAGGGCGGGTGAGCCCCAGTCCTGCCAGTACCAGTTGGGCAGATACAGCCAGTAGAGGATTCCGCCGTGCGCCCGGTAGGCGTCGATGAATGCGGTGACGTCCGCGAGCGTCGGGCTGGACCCCGTGGTGGTTTCCACGTCCAGCATCAGCGGCGTCGAGCCCACCACGCTGTAGCAGTACGCCGCCTGTGAGGAGATCGGCGCCCCGCCGGACCCAGCGCTGCTGTGCAGGAAGTGGTAGGCGACGAAGTAGGCGCCTGCGCTCGCGGCCCCGGACTTGAACGTGCTGTAGTACGGGTTGGTGTAGTTGTTACTCTCGGTGGCTTTCCCGATGACCGCCAGCGCGCCGGTAAGGCTGATGCCCGCCTGGCCGCTGCTGATGTCGGGGAAGTAGATGGTCACAGAGAGTCACCTAATGTACGTGAATTGGAGTTGCGGCGGGTTGATCATTTCAGCCCCGGCGAAGTAACCGTAGTTGTACTGGCTGTCCACGGCCTTGTACAGGAGCAGGCAGGTGGCGGATGACTGGAACCAGCTGCCCACGCTGGTGATGTTGTGAGAGAGCAGCTGGCCCTGGTTGATCCACCACTCTTCCTGATCCTCAGTGACGCTCCCGATCGGCGAGGTCGAGCCGAAGCTGGTGATGGTGCCCCAGCCGAGCGTGACGTACATGCCGGTGGGGTAGTAGCTGCCCAGATTTTGCAGCACCAGGTTCACGTTTGTGATGGCGGCCCCGGCCAGGTCGGACTGGATCTGGCCGTAGTCGAACACCAGGTAGCTGAAAATGTTGCCGTTGCTGTCATTGGCGTCGCCCTGGTAGACGTACCCGGCCGGGTTGCTGACCAGGTTCCCGTAGCCGTTGTAGGAGTACGTCGCGGTGGCGCTGTAATAACTGATGTGCGTGGACTTGGCGACCGACGAGGCGCCGCCCGGCCCGCCTGAACCACCGCCGGAGACGACGCCCCCGATGCCCGCGGAAGTGGCTCCGGAGCCGCCCGCCTTACCGCCCTGGGACGGCCCGCCAGAGCTGCCGCCGCCGCCGCCCGCGTTACCAGGAGCCCCGCCCGCGCCGCCTGGGTAGAAGATGGGATCGGCGCTGGACACCCCACCCGGGATGCCGCCCGCGATGCTGGTGCCGCCCGTGCCGCTGGGCGCGATCAGGGTGCCGAATATGGCCGCCCCCGCCGAACCGCCCGGCCCGCTGGTGCCGCCAGCCCCCGGTGCGGGAATCGACCAGTTGACCGGGTTTCCGGGCGTGAATTGGTAGCCGGGTGCGGAAACGAAGGCGCCACCCGCACCACCGCCCCAGGAGCTTGACGACGAGCCGCCACCACCGTCGCCTGGAGCCCACATGTCCACCGTGCCCGAGGTGGTGCCTGCTGGCGGGGTGAAAGAGCCTGATCCGGTGGTGTAGGTGACCGAAGCGTTAGTTATGCTGGCCGACCCGAGCTTGGCCTCGCTGATACGCCCGGTCCAGCTGGAGTTGGACAGCAGCGGGATAGCCATCGACGCGGAGAAGGAGGTGTTGCTGGCCAGCGTCGGGGTGCCGTTGATGAACATCGGCTGGCCGTTGATACCGGAAGCCAGGTTGGTGGACCCGGCCAGGTCCTCGCACGGCCAGTAGGCAGCCGGGGCGAGCGTCCCGCTCAGGGAGGTCCAGTAGCGAAGCAGCGCCGATCCGAGGGTGCCGCCCTGGCTGAGCCTGCGCAGGATGCCGGAGGCGGTGATGGAGGCGTAGACGTCCGTACCGGTCGGGTCCCACGAGGGCGGCCACTCCGACACCTCGCCCCAGAACACAGCGACCCGCGGCGACCCCTGGACGGTGGTGGTCTGCACGGAGACCCGCAGCTGGCTGTTCCGGCTGATCTGGCCGTAGTAGGCACCCAGCGGGTTGCGCAGGGTGAACCGGCCGTCCCGGTTGTTGAGGGTGAGCGCGCAGGTGGACGGGTTGGGCGCCGTCGCCTCGTCGGGCTGGCCGCTGGTGATCTGGATGTTGTTCCGGGAGTAGACATACGCCGTGATGTCCGCCCACACGTTGGCGCTGGTGAAAAAGGCTGCCCGGGACAGTGCCACCGGGAAGTTGCGCGCGGCTACAGTGTCCGGGTCGAGCAGCCCCGAGGTGGCGTCCTCCCAGTAGGCGCTCATATAGCATGCCGGGCCGCCCTGCCCGTAGGACGTGTTCGCCAGGATCAGCGAGGCCATCTGGTAGATGTAGTACGGATCGTCGCCGCCGCCGATGTAGCTGCCGCCGGTCTTCCAGGTGACCAGCCCCCACTCGGGGAAGCTGAACGGGACACCAGCCGCGGCTCCGGTGGTGACGAACGCTGTCCAGGATTCGATGCCGTCCTGAATCGTCTCCAGGTAGTTCCAGTTGGCCTCCTGCTGGGCGATGGTCCGGGTGAACGGCGGCGGGGTGACGGACGGGTAATCGCCCCAGTCGTAGAGGTCCAGCCCGATCGAGTCCACGTACGCGGTGCCGGGGAACCAGTTCTGCACCTCTGCGCCGCCCGTGCTGAACGGGCCCAGGATCGGGTTCCAGCAGAAGACGAAGTTAGCACCGGGCAGCCCGCGCAGCAGCGTGACGATGTGCTGCCAGCCCGCCACGTACTGGGCGACGGTATCCCCGGTGGTGGTGGGCGACCAGTGGTACCAGTTTCCGTTGAACTCCCGGCCGATCCTGATCATGGATGACCCGAAGCCGTTTTCGATCAGGTAGCTGCCCAGCGCAGTCCAGTGCGCGTCGTTGGTGCCCGCGGCCTCTGCCGCCCAGGTGGCGCCTCCCGAGCCGGCCGATACCCCCGCACACGCTGGCAGGGACAGGCACAGCCGCCGTCCTCCCGCCACCGCGGCCGACCAGATGCCTGCCTGGATGGAAGTGGTGACGTACGCGCCCTCAAACTGAGCCCAGGTGGTGGGGGCGTCCAGCACGTAGTCGAGCACGAAGTCCATCTGCCTGTTGCACGCTGTCTCGTACGCCTCGACGTTGCCCAGCGCGGTGGCCGGTGTCGGGCTCGTCACCACGGTGCCGTCCGGGTTTTCGGTGCCGCCGTTGCCCCGGTACACGCCGATCAGCGGCAGCGCCAATCCGGTCACCGGGTCGTTCTTGTTGCCGAACATGCAGCCGTTGCCCAGGCTCAGCTCCACCGTGATGCCCAGCCCCGTCTCCGGGAACGGCGCAGGAGGCGGGGGTGGAAGCGCCACCGCACCGGCCGGGACGCCGGCCCCGCCCGCAGTACCGGTCTGTGCCGCAGCACCAAGCCGTGCCGAGCTGGTGCCGCCGAAGATACTGCCGATCCCGCCCGCAGCACCGGCTTGTGCCGCGGCGCCTGGGAGGGGGAATGACCCGGCGCCGGTATTACCGCCATAGACGTCGCCGTAGATGTCGGAGTAGCCACCGGTATAGCCGCCTGTAGACGGCACGCCGCCGCTCCCGGCCTCGCCGACCGCCGCGGCCACTCCGGTGACGTTAGCCGGGCCGATCAGACCGGTGGTGTAACCGGTCCCCGCGCGCGCGGAGATGCCGACGGCTACGCCCGCGACGGCGGTCACAGCGGCCGGGACCCCTGTGCCGCCTGCCGCTGTGACCGCTGCGGGGACCCCGACGACGTTCTTCGCCCCGGATGTGCCGCCGAAAGGCACGCCCGTGTACGCAGCGACCGTGACGGATGCCGCTGCCCCGGTGACGTTCGCGCCGGTCCCCGCGTTGGTGGCGAAGGTGGCCACGGCGGCGTACCAGCTGGTCGGGCCCGCAGAAGCGGAGGTTCCGGAGTATGCCCAGGCTGAGGATGTACTGCTGGCGAACTGGTAGCCGGACACGATCGCGCCGCTGGCCCCGACGTAGGGGGTCAGGTTCGCCCACGGGGCTCCAGGGCCGGTGATGCCCGTGCCGAGGGTGACGTAGGCGAGGCCCACCCAGAACTCAGCCGGGTAGTTGGTGTAGCCGCTGGAGACCGACGTCCAGTTCGGGTTGACGTTCGAGCCGTCGGCTTCAGCGGATACGTCCAGGGTGTAGCAGGCCGGGACTTCGTAGAGGTAGAGGAAACTGTAGCCCGCGACGATGTTGCTGATGTTGATGGTGGTGTAGCCGCCCACGCTGGACAGGCAGTACCAGTTCTGGACGATGCCCGACGCGCCGTTGAAATAGGCGTAGGTGTCGTTGCTGCCAGCGCCCGCACCGGCCACCGCGGGCGAGTTGGTGAGCTGAGAGGTGCCCAGGCAGACGACGATCGTGCTGCCCGGCGTGATGTTGCGGGCAAAGCTGGCGCTTACCGTGGTGCCGCTGGCCGCATAGTTGCTGACGGCAGGCTGGATCAGCGCTGGCATTGCCTATTCCTCCTTCCGGAGCGTTACGGGATCGTCCACTTGACGGACGCGATCGTCAGGATGGTGATGGGCAGGGTGAGCCCGGCCGAGGGGTAGCCCACGTTATAAGCAGGGCTGCTCGGGCCTACGGTTGTCTCTCCTACCGCCACGTTGGCGACGAACATCAGCGGGCAGTCCGGGCCGAACGGCCACTGCGGCGCGCTGTACCCGGCGGAGGTCATAGCCGCCAGCCAGGTGCTCTTGGTCAGCGGGAAGTTGGCCATCGTGGTGCCGTCCATCGTCATGGTGATGGTCAGGTAGTCCGAGGAGATCGAGCACACGTAGGTGTGGAACGCGCCGTCGTTGAGGACCGCCGGGGTGATGTTCAGCCCGGTGCCGTGGCCTTCCCAGTCGGCCCCGTAGTAGTCGTTGGGGTTCCGCGGGCCGATCACGTTGCTATATCCGTGCGAGATGTTGAAGCTGCCGCCGTAGGCGCCGCCGAAGTTCTCGATGATATCGATCTCGCCGCATTGCGGCCACTGCTTGTTGATGCCGTTCAGCCAGATGGCCGGCCAGAATCCAGCGGTCGGGTTGAACTTGGCCACCACGGTCACGGTGCCGTATGTCGCGCAGAACGGCCGGAAGCCCTGCCGCTGGAGGCTCCAGTCGAGCGCGCCCTGGGCGCCGTTGTTGGTGCCCCGCAGATCGGGGAAAGTGGAAATCCTAGCCGAGTTGTAGTTGCCGAGCGCGTTGGCGACGGTGGTCGCGCCATCGGTGCCTGTTACGGACATCACCAAAGCCGGTGTGCTGCTAGGGCCGGCAGTTGAGTTGACGTAGCTGTTGTTCGTGTTGGCCACATACCACTGCGCGCCCAGCGTCGGGTCATCAGATGGCGCCCCGGTTGCGATGGCCCACTTGGAGGCGTCCGGGAGCTGCCCGTTGGGTGTCTGCCCGAAGTTGTCGTAGAACACCGTGGTGCCGCTTGTGAAGCCGTACAGGGCCTCTGTGTTCAGCCACAGGGCGAGGGTGGCGTTGTAGACGAAAACGAGGATGTCAGCGAACCCCGGCGCGGTGGACAGAATCGGAGGCACGCCCCCCGTGCTGTCGGGGAAGTTCCAGGCACTCGACCAGGTGACCAGGCGGTTACCGGAGCTGTCCTGGATAACGGTGATGGTGATCTTCTGCCCGTCGGTGGGGTTGGACGGCGTTCCGATGATCCGGGTCGCGCCGACGCCAGAGGTGAAAGTCAGCCGGAAGTCGGAGCCGAGGCCAGCGTTGATCGCGACGGTGGAAGCGTCGGTGAGCGTCACGACCAGGGGCACGCCGGTACGCCCGCTGTTCAGGGACGTATAGATGTCGTCGTGGTCGGTCAGGTGCCCGCTCTCACCCGTGTACACGCTGTTCTGCGGCAGTGGCCAGGTCATTTTCTCTCCTAGCGGCCCAAGACGGACTGCACGTTGCCGCCCCTGATGCGGATGTTCTTGCGTATGAAAGCGAGCAGCTCGTCGCCGCCGCTGGTGCCCGTCCACTCGATTTGCAGAGTGCCGCCGCCGCCGGATTGCCCCGGTGCGAGGACCTGCTCCGGTCGGCCCGTGTTGTTGACCGCGACGCTCGTGCCGGTGGGCAGCCAGCCACCACTGTCGTAGCCCCTGTAGGTGCCGCTTACCAGCCCGGGGATGTTCCACGGCGCGCCGTACTGGCTAGCGATATACCGGATACCAGCAACCGCATCGGATACCGGGTTGGTCATACCGCCAGGGACGGTGGCGAACTCCGCGTAAGTGCCCGCCATCGTCTGAAACAGCCCGGTCGCACCCGATGCGTTCTTGGCGTTCGGGTTGCCGCCAGACTCTTTGGATACCAGAATTTCCAGGTCGGGCAGCCAGGACGCCGGTTCGCCCGCGTCTTTCAGCGCCTGGGTTATCCAGGACACCACGCTGCCCGATACGCCGGGCACACTACCGCTGGAGAACCCGCTGGGAGGGATACCCATCGACGTTAGCGGCATGCCGTGCAAGCCCATCAGCGTGGGACCCATGCCGCCACCCTGGCTGATAACTGTGTTGGCGTCCTGGATGATGGCGACGTGACCGGGAGTTGGGCCGCCAGCTGGGCTGTAGTAGAACGCAAGGCCGCCCGCCTCGGGGCTGCTGGTGTTTTTCACCCAGGCGCTCTGGGCTTCGGATGTCCGCGGCGGGTTATACCCGAAGTGCCTGTAGACGGAGCCGGTGAATCCGGAACAGTCTGCGCCGGCCGAACTGAGCGAAGTACCGCCCCAGACATAAGGAATTTTCCCTAGGAAAGAGAGGGCGTAGGACACAATGTCGCCTCCGCTGCCGATAGCGGACTGTGCGGCGATTTCCGCCTTTTGCATGGCCAGCGCCAGGGAACGCTCAAGCGAATCCCCGAAAACGTTGAACATCCGCTGCGGCGCGTCGGGGTTAGTGCCGTACACGCTACTGGCGGGCACCGACCCAGATAGCACACCACCACCCGAGAACGCCATCCCGCTTGAGCGCCTGCCGCCGGAGTGCGCCTTGTTCAGGGCTAGCACTGTGGCCGGCCCGATCGCACGGACCGCCTCGGGGACCAGGATGCCCTCACCCGGCGACAACGCGGCGAGCACCGTATCCTGACCCGGTGCGTACCCAGGCAGCACGCCGCCCGCGGCCCCGCCGGGCAGGAAGTTACCGTTCGGGCCGATACTTCCCGACACGACGGGCGTATTAATCGTATAGGTACCGGCGCCGACCATGGTGAGCCGGGCGGCGTACGGGCTGCCCGCGGCGACTTGATGCAGTGAGCCCCACAGCTTATCGGCGGCTGTCTTAGTAAGACCCAGCTGTCCCGCCAGCCGCTCGAACTGGCCCCTGGTCTCTCCCGCCTTGGTACCGGCCTCATCGAGCTTCTGCTGAACGAACATGTCCCACAGCTGGTGCGCCTGACTGGTTGTAAGATTCAGGCCGTTCATTGCCAGCGCGATAAACTGGCCTTCCGCGCCCCCCGCCTTCTTTGCCATGATGTCCAGGTTTTGCTGGCTGAACATGTTCCACAAAGTTTGCGCCTGGCCGGTTGTAAGATTCAGGCCGCCCTTTGCCAGGTCTACGAACTTGCCCATTGCCACAGCTGCCTGGTTGCCGGTCTGGTCCAGCGCGGGAATGCCCTTATTCAGGACGTCCTGCCACAGTGCGTCGGCCTGGGTCTTGGTGAGCCCCAGCCCGCCGACGGCAAACGACTCAAACTGGGTCTTAGCCTGCGGGACGTTATTCAGGGACAAGGCCAGGAACTCGTCGCCCAGTTTGATGGCCGCGTTCTTAGTCGTAGTGCTGCTGGCGCCTGTCTGAACAACCGCATTAGCGAAGTCGTCAAACGGCTTGGTGCCACCGCGGGCCAGCTGGATCGCAGCCGCCTCAGCCCCGGTTAGCCCTGAGCCAAGCGCGAGGGACAGGTTCTGCACGTCAGTGGTCAGGTTCCCGGCCGACTTGGCCAGCTGATCTGTGTTGCCCTGGAGCTGGCTGGTGGGATTCTTGGCCGCGCTAATCGAACCGCTGGCCGTAGTCACCCACGAGGAAAGCGCCTTGAAGCTGTCTGCTCCGTGGTAACCGCCCTGCTGGGCCAGCGCGTACAGGATGGTGGTGAAGTCGCTGCTGCCCTTCGACGCCGGGAGCAGCTCCGCCACCATGTCCTTGACCGAGGAAGTCACCAGGTCGGTGCCCTTACTGCCATCACCGCCCGCAGCCGAGAGCGTCATCAGGTTGTCGGCCTGTGTTTGTGCTGCCTGCGCGGCAGATATAAAGGCTGCCTGGGCGTTCAGGGAGGCGGTATTGACCCCGTTCATGCTGGTAGCACCCGCAGCCGCCCCGGAGGACAGTGACTTGAACGAGATGCTGGCCTTGCCGTTACTGACGGACAGGGTTGCGGCACCGGCCCCGAGCGACTGATACAGCCCAGATGTCTGCTGGAGGAAACCGACGAGCCCGGAGGCGCCGCCCGAAACGATCTTGAAGAAGTTATCCCAGGCACCCGTGACCGCCGAGATCTTACTGTCCTGCAACTCAGTCTGGAATGTGACCGCGTTAACAGAGTTAGCGAGGATGCCCGCCTGGACGCCCAGGGCCTGGTAGCCGGTGATGAGGTTATCGACTTTTTGCCTGGCGATATCGTAGGTGTCGTTAGCTTTTACCCCGGCCAGGTCTTCGATAGCGAGCGCCTGCGCCATGGTGTAATGCTGGGCAACCAGAGTCCCGGCAACCCTGAAAAGAGTCCCCTCTTCGTCAATTAGCTTGCTGATCTCACCGTCGAGCGCCTTCATGTTGTTGGCGATTGCTACGGTTGCGCCTGACGACGGGGTAACTAGGTCCTTAAACGCCTGGCCCAGGTGACCGAGGCCGCTTATCATTTCGGAAGGGGTTTTTGAAGCCAGGCTGCCAAAGAACAGCCCGAACTGGTGCCCCGATGCTTGCAGCTGATCGTCCAGCGTAGTAAAGGCTCCACCCCAGCTGCTCAGCTCTTTATTAAACTGGGCAATCCCCTGCGCTCCCGAGGCTGCCTGCACCTTCTGGTCGAGCTGGCCGACGGAGCTGGCTATATCCAGGATCGCTGAAGACGCGCTGTCGTTGTTTATCTTGTTCTCGATGCCCGCGATAAAGCTGCGGGTTGCGCTGTCGGCCTTCCCCATGTTGGTGGCCAGCAGTACAAGTGCGACAGCAGCCGCCGCCACCCAGAACAGCGGGTTTGCAGGCAGCGCCAGCAGGGCGAGCGTCATGCCCGTTATGCCGTTGGCAACGCTGATGAGTATCGGGACGAGGAACGAACCCCACACGTACAGGCCGTGGAGGGCAAGCGTCCCTTCTACGATCGGCGCGGGCAGCTCGCTGAACAGCTCCAGCAGCTTGGCGACACCACCGATAATGTCGAGGAGGTAGTGGGCGATCCCTGGGTCCTTGGTCATCAGGTCCCCGAGGGCCACGCCGACGGTACCGAGAATCTTCCCGAACTGGGAGAGGTAGCCGATGCCCGCTTCCAGGAACTTGGTGAAACCCTGACCAGACGCCCAGGCGTCTATCTTGGCGATCCAGTCGTCAAACAGGTTAACGACCTGGTGAGCGATAGCGCCCAGGCTGCTCAGCTTGTTACCGGCCAGGTTCAGAGCACCGCCGTAAGCCTCCACCGTCTGCGGGGCCATCGACTCTCCGAGGGCGTCAAACTGCTGATCAAGTTTCGGCAGCACAGTGCTGTTCAACGAGGAGCCGACATCGTTGACCGCGGTTAGGTGGTCGTAAATATTATTAACGGCGGGTGCCATTGACGCGGCGCCGAGGGCTGCCGCGGCTGTAGCCAGGCCCACCGAGATGAGCGCTTCGATAACCCCGTCCAGGGCCACATGCCAGAGCGCGACCGACTTGACCGTGAGACCCAGGATCGGGATCGTGGCCGACAGCCCGCCCATCCACCCGCCGGTCGCGGCAGTCACACCGAGTATTCCGCCGCCGCCCCCAGACCCCGCAGCGGCGTCGGCGTTACTCCTCAGGTTTGCGAGGCCCGCAGCCGTTTGACCGAGCAGAACAAAGGGGGCCGCCAGCGAGTTTTTCAGGGACGCGAATGCAGACGCCAGCCCGCTAACCGAGTCGTCGTCCTGGCCGGAAACGTCACCAAGACTTGTGAGCGCGGCAGTCACCGCGTCCATCCGGGCGGAATCAGTGCCTGACGCGCTGCCGAGGCTGATGAGGTCAGCGATTAGGTTTTCTACCCGCTGGGACGCGAAACCCATCGTCCCGTCTGCTTCAACAGCTGAGGCTTTCAGCTTGTCCAGGGCGGCGGCTACGACGTCTATCCGTGCGGCGTCATCCCCCGTGCCGACGGTGATGTTAACGCTCTCGTTGGCCTTTTTTACCCCGTCGCTTATCCCCCGGAGGGCGTTGCTCAGGGAAGCCGGGTCAACCACCGTATCGATGAAGTCGGTGGTGGTGGCGTTCTCCGGCCCCTTGCCCATCAGTTTCTGCAAGATGGTGTCGGTGGTGGTGGTGTTCTTCGGGCCCTCACCCGCCAGGCTCTGCAAGATGGTGTCAGTAGTGGTCTGGTTGTGGGCGCCCTGACCGGCCAGCTTCTGCAAAATGGTCTGCTGGGCGATGTCCATGGCCTGCGGCCCCTGATCCTGCTTCAGAACCTTGGCCAGGCCGACGAGCAGCGCATCGGACGCCGCCGTATTGGCGGTGGCTACCGGCGCAGCCCCGCCGCCCAGAGACTTCTCTGTTCCGGCCAGCAGGCCAACGTCGCCTTTAGACAGGATGTTGCGGAGCATGTTACGCAGCGTGGCGTCGTTACCGGTGCCGAGGATGCCGATACCACCCGGCTGCGTCGCTTCGGATTCCAGCTTCCGGAGCAAAGCAGGGTCGGTACCGATCAGCCCAGCAGTACCTGCCGTTGCCGCCACCGCCGGGTGTATCCCGCCCGCCTCATTGCTGGCCTGACCGTGGGCCGCGGCATCGAACGCAGCCGCGTACGCCTTCCCCGCTTCGGCCCCTGCCTTAGCGGCGTCGGCCTTAGCCCGGTCCAGACCCGAATTGTCACTGGTGGTGCGGATGACAATTTCCACGACATTAGCGATTGTGTTTCACCTCCCGCCCTACCAGGGTTGCTCGTCCGCGGCCTGACCATCCGCTGCTCTTGCGTACTCCTCCATGCGCATAAGCCGGAGAATGTCAGCCCCCTCCTCCAGAGCCTGGCTGGGCAGGCAGTGGAATCTGGCGCAGATGGCCAGGGTGGCGCGGGCCTCGATCAGCTCCAGGGGCTCGGTTACGGCGCTTCCATCGGGATAGACCGCTCCAGCGAAGTCCCTGAACCGTTCGAGGCGCTGTTCGAGTTTTTTGGGATGCCCGACATGGCTTCCATCCACTCACCGATGATCGTCTGAATGAACGGAAGCTCCTGTGTCTTTACCCCGTCATAGTCGGCTGGAATGGGCGCGCCGTCGTCGTCCTCCAGGTTCCATTCCACCAGGCTCTCGGAGAACCTGCGGAACAGGAGGTCGGCCTGCTGCACCCGCTCCTGCGTGTCGGCGTTGTCCACCGTCAGGGCCAGGCGGTTGATGTCCAGGAACTTCCCGAGAGACAGCGCCCGCATCGTCACCTCGAACCCCTTCAGGTCAGGGTGCTCCTCGAAGATCAGCTTGTAGTGCGTCGGCTCCTTGCGGAAACCCTTCTTGCCCATTTCGCTCATTTCCTCTAGCGCAGCGGCGACGGTGATGAGTGCCCCAGCCAGAATGACCAGGGCTGTGCCCATCAGGCCCAGACGGGGACGTTACCGTCGGCCAGCTGAGCGGGCACCTGGAAAGTCAGCTCTGCGGTGTTGGCGCGGGTGATCTGGTAGTCGGTGATCAGGCAGTTGACCGTGATGATCGGTGTGGTGGTGACCGCCGTCGGGCTGATGCTGACCGAACGGGTGACCGAGGTGCCCGAGACGGTAGAGAACACCGAGTGGGACAGGTTGGGCCCCGGGTCGAAGATGCCGTTGAGGGTGAGGGTGAAGTCGGTGAGGAGAAGCAGCTGCTCGTGCGCGAACTTGTTGAGCCCGGTCACGTCCTCCAGACCTCGCGGCATGGTGAATGCGTAGTTGGTGATGTCGGTACCGATGTTCTGGTACGCAGCGGACGCATCGGTGACGCTCAGGGTCCCCGACAGGCCAGTGATCTTGGTGCTCATATGCTTACCCTCGCTGTACTATCTCTGCCAGGTGGCCAAGGTGACCAGCTGAGTCTTCCACCCAGTCCTCGACACGGGTGTGCCTGCGGGTAGGACCGGTTCGTGCTCGCCAATCTCCCTGGACAACCAGCAGATGTGGCGGACGGCCAATGGGGATACGGTGCTCGCCCCAGTTGAAGCAGCGGCTCCCGGGGGGGTAGGTGAATTTCACGGTGCCCATGTTCATCCGCTGCATGGTCGCGTGACGTGTCTTGTCGTGGGTCAGGTAGTTGAACTGCTCGCGGCCCAGCTCACTGCTCACGTCGATCGTGGTGACGAAGCCGTGCACGTACTGCTCGCACTCATACTCCTCACAGGTCGCCGGGCGCCAGTGCGTCCTGAGAGGGGCCGTCATGGCATACGTTTTGTAGTTCTGCGGTCCCATCGACGGCTCAGGCCGGAATACCACCGTAAGCTCCTCAGAACTGCTGTCCGGCTGCGCCGTTGCGAATAAACACAACCGCGAAGGTGGCCAGCGAGAATGTACCCGTGGTGACCACTTTCAGGTACCGGTTGATGGCGGTGGTGTTGGATGTAGCCAGCCGCTGCGCCCCGACCGCGGTCATGGCGGTGGTGGTCAGCCCCGTGGTGGCGTAAGAACCGCCAGAAGTAGCGCAGGACTGGATGTCGATGGTGACCGAGGTGCCGATGAACTCGACCAGCTGGAAATACGCCTGGCCGCCGTACGCGAGTCCCACCGCTCCGGAGTCGTCAACAGCAGGCCCGGTGGTCGCGGCGACATCCGCGCGGAACCCCTGGGTGAGCTGCTTGCCCCATTCCAGGCCGTATCCGTTTGCCATCCAGGTGACTTTTAGCGTCAGGTTGGCGCTGGTGTCACGGGTCGGGTCGTAGTTCGTCTGCTTGGCCACCATGCACGCTGCTGGGTTACCGATAGCCGACCCGCGCAGGTAGGTGCATATCTGGTCGGCGCTCGGCAGCCCGGACAGGGCGCTGTGCTCCTGGCCCAGAACGAACCAGTTCCAGGTGGGGGCCGAAGAGTAGGCCAGCGTGATGGTGCCGTACGCGGGGAGCGTATAGGTGCTGGAGCCGTTAGCCCAGGTCCAGGTCGGGGCCACCGTGTAGAGCATGTAGATGGTCTCGCCGGGGAACAGCTGGTAGACACCCGCGCCGGCGCCGGCGGTAGCCCCGTTGATGACCACCGCTGTCATGGTGCCGCCGGTGATGGTGACCGTAACCAGAGCGCCTGTCGTGTTGCGGATCAGCACACTGTTGGCGGGTACCGCGGGGGTTGCGACCGCGTACGACTCGACTCCGCTGACCAGGACCGAGGTCACGGTGCCTGTTACCGTGACCTGCACCGGGAACCCGTAGGTGCTGACGTACGGCACCGTGGTCAGCGGCACACCGGGGGAGGAAACGGCCGAGGTCACATCGAAGAATGACGTGAAACCGATGGTGCCGTCGCGCAGACCGCCAACCCGGGAGTGTGCGAAGTTGTTGATGGCGGTCACCTCGATGGGCGTCATCGGGGAAGAGATCGTATCAACCGAGGAAACGTCCCCGGAGAGATCAACGCCCTGGGTGATAAAACTGTCCCCGAGGCCAGCCTGCTTCGGCATTACGTCACGCTCCCGAACATGATCGCCTTTACGTGCCCGACTTTAATGCCGGTGTGGATGTGTACGGGGAAACCCGCCTGCCGGGCTCTCATCGCAAAGCTGAGATCCTCACCGATCACCCGCCGGTTTACCACCTGCTCGCGGAACCAGCACTGATCACCCTGGTTGTCATCGCGGATCTTTTCCAGGACGCTGCGGTGAACCAGCAGGCAGCCCGCTCCCGTCCCTCCCACCTCGATCAGCTTGTTGTCCTCGAAGTCCCGCGGGGTGTTGAAAGTGCCCTCGTCGGCGAGGTTGTCCTGGTAGATGGTCGCTACCCGGTGGCCGTCCATGATGGTGTAGTACAGCGCGCTGACGATGGGCCGGGAAACAGGGTCGGCCGCCTCGATCAGCTGGTCAATGCAGTCCTGGGAGAAAACGATGTCGGTGTCCAGGCACCACAGCCACTCTTCCTGACCCCTGTCCAGGAACCTCTGCACCAGGTTGTTGCGTGCCAGGGCGATCAGCGGGCCCGCGGAAGAGTTGGACATGTTGCCGATCAGCGGGTTCGCGATGACGTTCATCACCGAGATCATGAACTCCACCCTCACGGTCCCCGAGTGGATGAACCCCAGTGAGACGCTGTGTTCACTACCCATTTGCGCTACTCCCCTGAACCCACATGTCGTTCACCATCACTGGCAGCGAGATCGTCATTATCCGCATGATTTTACGGTCGATCTCCACGTACCCGGCTTGGGCGTTCAATGGCGTTCCCGACATCCCCAGCAAGTCAACTGCCCGCACGCCGCCGTCGCCGCCGAAATCAAAGTCACCGGAATACGCACCGATCAGCGCCGACGTGGCGGCCAGGACGTTCGGGTCAATAGCGTCGTACGGCTGGGACAGGAAGCTGGTGTAAATCCGCACGTGGAGCAGGAGTACGCCGCTCGTTATCGCCAGGCCAGACCCGTACGGCCGGATCGACTGCACCCACACTGCCGCGGACACACCGTTCCCGGGCGCGTTTTTCGGCTCGTGGCCAAGCACGCTGTCGAAGTAGCCCAGGGTGGCGGCGTGACTAACTATCTTGTCGAAGATGGTGCTGATGGCGGCTTCGTTGAAATTACTGATCACCGGCATCGTCATCGGGCGTCACCACCTCCACTGCCGCAGGCTCAGGCTCAGGCTCAGGCTCAGGCTCAGGCTCAGGCTCAGGCTCAGGCTCAGGCTCAGGCTCAGGCTCAGGCTCAGGCTCAGGCTC